TGTACGCCTATAATTGGAAGATTTTGAAATTCTTCTTGGAACGTTGCGTCGAATTCCTGTACAGTCATAGTAGTTTCCATGGTAGTTTCCTTTGTTTACTTTAACATTATAAAACGAAAAGAACGAGGTGTCAACCCCGTCCAATCATTTTTTCGTACCAAGCTGGGTTTTTATCTTTGAGAATTTGGACTGGAGCCATTCCAAAAAGAGAAGCATTTGCATAATCTTCAACCGTATGATTTGCAATAAGTTCTTTGAGAAACTTTGCCTTTGTAATTGGACCTTTGTACTTAAAGCGAGCAATGAAAAGATCTACACCTGTTCCAACGCGCGAAGGGTGAACGCCTGGCTTGTCTTCGTATACTGGACGACCTTTATAGTCACCAGTATATGTAAGGTATCCACCGTGATAGTTGAAGTCTGCTTTGTTGAACTTTGTCATTGTTTATCTCCATTTGATATAATCAACATATATCATCTTAGATCAAATGTACATAGTAAAAACACAGTTTTTCATTTTATTTTAAATTTCATCTGGTCCGTCAGAAGTAAATTCCATGCCAGACATATTACCTACGTAAATCTTACCATTCCAGCGCATCTTGATTTTAGAATTTGCAATGTAGGCGTCAAAGCCGACATTTTCTTTCATATTGTCGGCTTCAACTTCCACTGTTTTGTTTGTAGTTGTACTAGTAAGATAACAGTTTTGTTTATAATAAATCTTCAACTTTAAACTACCTTAATTTCTTCTGGCTTTTTGAAGTACTTTTCAAGAATGTCTAGAACGTCTTGATACTTAGCCATTTCAAGGATTTCTCCTTCAATAGCTTCAAAAACATCTGGGTGTTCACCAATACCAGCAGGATTCGTTAAGTAAACTTCTACATTCATTTTATGTTTTTGAATGTGACCGTGCGCATGCGACACCATTGCTTTTAGCATTTCTTCTCTCATATTATATTCCTTTTTGCTTTTTAAATTCTTTACGAACTGCTAGAAAGTGTTCTAAGTAGTCGTACGTATTAACCTTAAATACTTGCGGCTCTGAGCCGTCAACGGTAATAAGAATTACCCCTTGTTTAATAGCTATACCAGTTCTTTCAAAAAAGGCTGCAGCATAAAAAGATGCCTGAATAAAATAGTTGGTAATCCATTCTTCCTTTTTTGGTTTTCGCGAGGTTTTAAAATCAACGATTGATAGTGTGCCGTCAAATTCTGCAATGCAATCTACTTGACCCGCGCACTTTAAACGATCACTATACAAAAAAGTTTCTTGCATCCATACATTATCTAAGCGCGTATCTAATATAGACTTAAGGTCGTTAAAGGACGCAATATTAGATGGCATAGCACCTTTACTCCAATCCTCAACATTATCAATATAATCTTCAGCTAACTTGTGTACAGCAGTGCCGCGAGTTGCAGCTTGGCGTGAAATTTTGTTTGCTTCTTCCTCGCCTACTCGAGCACGCCATTCAATAATAGCCTGCTTACCAAGTATTCCTAAAACTGTTGTGATTGAAGGATACGCATTACCTTCGGGTGTGAAATATTTTCGACCAACGTCGGTACTTTTTCTAGTAAGAGTTGGTAGAACAATTCCATGTTCGACGTGATTAAACATAATATAAACCTTATTTTCAATTATTAGCCGCCAATGATGACCTTGCCAGATCCAGACGTAATTTTTGCTCCACAGCCATAAGTGTCTCCTTTGCGACCTGCACCTTTGCCTTCTATAGTAACCTTTAAACTATATTTTGTTAATCCTGGAGAATGAGTTGCACACCCGGGAAACGTGTGTGCGGTAACGGCGTCATCCTCTCGAACAACGCCGGTACCTTCTGCAAAAACTTTGCCGCTACACACATCGGTAGATGTTGTAGTTGGTGCCAAATCACACGCAATGCCGTCGTCGGGATCAACATCACCAACAGCTACGTGAACAGTGTCTACCGTATCTACCGTATTTCCGCGTGCAGCCTCTGGCATTATGCAACCTCTAATAATCTTTCTTTTGCAATTATATATTCTTTTACAAGTCCTGAACGAACAATGTCGTTAATTCCAAATTTAACTACATTAAACGATGGGATCGCGTTTAAGACTTTTAAGAAATCATACAAGCCTGAGACGTCAGCCCTGTTTTTTGTAGTAGCAAGATCGTCCTGCTTAGTGTCACCACAGAAAATAATTTTTGATGATTCACCAACTCGAGTGATAATAGTATCAAGCTCGTGATAGTTCATTGATTGGCACTCATCTACTATAATTACCGAATTATCAAATGTTAGACCTCTAATATTTGAAGATGTAGTAAACTTAATCATTCCTTTTTGTTTTAAAATCTGGTAAGCATCTCCGCGACCGAATAGATCATTTACGATATCTATATATGGCGCTTCAAAAATTGCTTCTTTTTGTTCTAGTGTACCAGGGACAAATCCCTGTTCTCGCGTTTGAACTGCAGATCTAATAATGACGACCTTTTCATACTCTCCTTTCTGTAGTACATCATTGAGTGCCAAGTATGTAGCACACATTGTTTTTCCTGTACCTGCTGTTCCGATGGCTGCTAGATTGTATCCTTCTCGATAAGATTGAAATAGATCGTTTTGTGTTTCCGTAAGCGGATTGATCTGGCGCATTGCAAACTTTTTGTTTAAAATGCTGACCATGTGCTCCATATCTCTTTCTTGTCTAAGTTTTTCTTTGCGGGATAATCTGCGGTGTTTTGCCATGAAACCTCCTAATGGATATTACCAAGTATTGATATTATCCTTTTTATGATGATGTTGAACGTTTTTTAGTACATCACGAAATCCATCGTCAGGCTTTTTCAAACCAAGACGAATAGGGTCACCTATTGAAGGTGGCCTTCCAATTAATTGTATTACGTTAGGGTTTTCGGTAAGAAAAGTTTCCCTCTCGGCCATAGACATGATCGAGTCAAAAGTTTCATTTGTTTCAATATTTTTAAAAGTATAACTGGGCAATACTCTTCCTTCCATGTTTTTATTTATACGATAAGCTCATAAATCTCACGCCAATTAGCAACTTTTGTTGCGTTGCCGTTATAATCTTTATTATGATCATGTTCGATAAGAAATGAGTTCAATCCTAGATCTAAGCCGAGGTCTGCATTTTGTGGTTTATCTTCTACCCAAACGCAACCAGTATCTCGGTATTTTTCTAGGGCTTCATCTTTGTCACCGCCACATTCTAAGCAAATCACTTCCTCAAAAACCTTTTTACCGAAGATTGCTTCGAGGTTCTTAGTCCGTAGTTTACCAGCATATTTATCTGTAGACAAAGATGTGATGCAATGAAATACGAAGCCATGATCTTCGTGTAATTTACGTACATATTTTACTGCATCTCGAAAAGGAGTAAGCCAACCAATGGCAGCGGAACAATTAAAGTATTCGCACATTTGTTTGGCTTCAGAGTATGGCATGTTAAATACCTTACCCATATCATATTCAGCTTCACACGTAGGATGATGGCCCCGTTGAGCCATCCAACCGTAAAAGGAGTACTGCCAATCTAGCAGTACCCCGTCACAATCTACAAGAATCAGTTTTTCATTTATTTTCATATTATAGTCTTTCTTATCTTAAGCTGCAAAGCGTGCTACAATGCCGCGTTCGTCTGTTTTATATTTTTTTCCATTTGGCGTCGAGTATACAAAGTTGTATTTTTGGGCACGAGTTTTGTATTGAACCAGTTTTTCACCGGCAGCGTTTTCCATGACTAGCCCAAGGCGCTTTGCTTCCATTTGCAGAAGCTTGTCAACTACTGTAGTTGCACCTTTAACCTTTGCAGCAACTTTGATAGTAACCTCTGCGTCAGAAAAGCGCATGTTGCCAACCTCGAATTCCAAGTTTGTCTTTGCACCATACTTTTGAAGCAAAGCCTGCATTTCGTCACGAAGGTTGCGAAGAGCTGGTCTGTCAAATTTTGTTACTTTAGCCATGATATAGTTTCCTTAGTTTGTTTTGATATATACAGTATAAATCATTTAAGATCAACTGTCAACAGTTAATTTGATTTAATTTCAAATTAATTTGTATTTTCTAAGTTCATTTCAACTTCTTCAAAACGACGCTCGCTGCGCTTTTTGTAGGTAGAGCTAAAGAACCATGCTTCGCCATCAAACAAGTAAAGATAGTCAGCACCTGCATGGTTGTCACCGCAGCGAAGAAATACTTCTGGCGATGCGTACTCTACAGGAGGTTCATTGTGTACTGATTCTACTACTGATTCATAGAGGTCTTTTTTGAGACCTGACAAGTAGCCAGCATTTGCTACATCTTTTGCAAGTTTAGGAGTATTGTATGACTCAACTAAAAGACGGCCGTTATAAGCAAGGTAGCCATCGTAATGGCAGTACGTTGCAGTAACTGAGCCGTCTTCGTTGTAATAGCCGATCATTGATGCAGTACCCATAAGATTGATTCCTTTGTATTACCTTATATAATCAATCTATACTAAACGGGTTTAACTGTCAACCATTAATTTCATTTTAAGTCATCTTTTTCTGCAAAACTTGCAAGTTTTTCTTCATTTTTATTGCGCTTGCGATCGCGACGATTTTTCATCCGTTGTTCTTTACGGCTGATTTCATCATCGTAGTCGTCACCCCACTCATCGTAATCTTCGCGAAATTTCTTAAAACTTTTGGCCATTGTTCTATTCTTCTATTAGATTTGGAAATGCTTCAATCACTGTCGCCTTAGTCAGTCCTTTAATTGGCGTTTTAGTGATCATGTGATTCGCTAACAGTTCAGCGTCGTTATTGTCGATATCTTCAAGCAATGATATAAACAAACTTTCACGTTTGATTTTGTTCAAGTTGTCATATCCACCGCCTTTAACAAAGATTTTAAGACGCCGAGCTTCGCGATATAGTAGTAACTTTGCTTCATCTTCGTACTCGTTTTTGTTCCAAGGTGGTGATGTACCAGGTATTAAAAATTCTACATTACTATCATATGTATATTTTAGCACTGTTCGCAGTGGTTGAGAATCGTTTTCTCTCAACCAAGCAACCTTTTCAGGTTTTTTAGAAATGCTACTGCATTTATCGCAAATTTCACTGATAGATAGTTTTAGTCCCATATTAAAAGTCCTGTATATCTGAAACCAAGTTTTTTAGTTTCTTTTTAACGAAAAAGTTGAATAGTTGCGAACGACCAACAACATTGGGTTTAGCAAGTTCTTCGCGGATTTGGTCTTTATATTTTTGAGGAACCTCCGCCAAATCAATCATCATTTTATTACGATAAAAGCGCCGGAGCGTTTCTTCGTCCATATTTTCAGTTGTGCCCTTATATAGGCTGATGCGTTTCTTTGTCATAGGTTTCTGACGCTGTCCAATTGCCAAACAATTATCAGGGGATAAAATGTTCGGTACACCGTCGCCGGTATCACCTTTAAGAATTTGCTCTTCCAAGTATTGTGATGGATCTTGATTTTTAATCCAACGCTTGCGAATTGGATCAAATTGATCTACGTTTGCGTACGTTTGGAGCTGGATATAATCTTTATCTGCTGACAAAACAAGGTGTTGTTCTGCGCCCATATTGAGCTCAGTACCTTCGTCGTGAATAAAGGTACCAATAATGTCATCAGCTTCACAATGGTCGATGTGGATTACCTTATATGGGAAGAATTCTTTGAGTTCATCACGAAGTGTATTCATAATAGAAAACAAGTTATTCCAATCCAAATCTGATTCATCTCGAGATTTTTTGCGATTAGCTTTATAGTAAGGATATGCTTCGCGCCGCCAGGTATTTTTACCATCTGCGCAGATTATGATCTCGCCGTATTTTTCTGTAAACTTTTTACGATTAGATCTAATAGAGTTTAGAAACATATGACGAATGATGTTTTCGTCAATTTCAATATTTGTGTGGTTACCGATGCTTGCAAAAAGCGAAGCAAGGATAACCTGATTATAATCTACTAAGATTGCCATTTTATTTTTCTCATGTTAAAATTAATTTAGAGTTCTATACTAATCTAAATCTTCCTCGTTGTCAACCAATAAATCCATTTCTTCGCCAAATTGCTCTATATCAATAGATTCATTCGCAAACTTTTGTAATTCGTGGTCTATTCCGTTTGTTAAAAGAAGAAGAGATCTGATAGACTCTAGAACCAGCACCATTGAAGGAAAGTAATGCATGGTATCTTTATCAAATGTTGCGCCAGAACGTACTATTTCAGCTAATACATATTGCCAAATAACCTCCGCAATCTGGTCAGAATGGCCGATTTTAAACTCTTCAATTTGTTCGGCCAATTCCCTTGCAGATTGTGGAGGGCTATTAAGTTTTAGCTTTGGAAACGTTATGACGTTGTCTTTATCCATTGAGATCTTTCAATAATTTGTTCCAACTGTTTTGGAAAATTTCAATAGTGTTACGTGTTAAAAACGAACGATCTGATGTGGTAAATTTCTTAAGAAATTCATTATCAGCTTTTTGTGTTTCAATTACTTGCTTTGCTACCGAATACGCAATGTTTGCGTGTTGCGTCTCATCTTCCGTATAGTCATACGTAATAGTAGCGCCAGCTGCGGTTTCTGTTAATGCACCATAGTTTGGGTGAATACACAAGCAACCAGATTTAATGGCTTCAATAAGAGCAATACAAGACGTTTCTTTCCAAATGTTTGGATACAAAAATACGTCAGCTTTATCTAACGCAGTTAAAACTTGCTCGTTAGGTACTGATCCATGGTAAGTCATGTTTGGGTGATTGTGAATACGAGTAAACAAATCTACGTATGGTTGATCTCGCTGTGCCCAGCCGTAGATAGCAAATGACGAGTATACATCTAGATGGATGTTATTGTATTCTTTTGATAGTGCATCAAAAATGGGATAAACAAGCTCTAGACCGCGGTGTGGTGTTGTATGGTAAATAAAGTTAATTTTACCAGAATGCGCAGGGCTCTCAGGTGGGTTAAATTTCTTTTCAACCGCGTTTGGAATTACTGAACATTTTGAGTAAGGAATCCCATGAAACATAATATACTGATCACGCTGCCATTGTGATACAAAGACAAAATGATCAAATTGTTTCCAACCTTCATTTTGAAGGATTCTATTTTCAGGGTCTTCTGCCAAATCNTGGCAATANAGAATATTGAGCTTTACGTCGGATGGGATCTCNCGCGGCCGCGAAAAATGAATTGCTACGTTGCTAAGCAGATCAAAATCTACATATTTAAGCACACGAGCACGCATCATTTCAGTGCCACCTTTAGAATTTTTAGATAGATCAGTTTCTACAACGTGACCTTTGTGAATCATGCTCATTATGATTTAATCTCCAGTTGCGTATTCGGTTAAGCTGTCCCAACGAAATGAGCGCCAGCCTTTTGCTTCAATATCAAAGACTGCCAACACATCTACGTTTGGCTTTTTTGTTTTCTTTTGGATTTCTTCCTCAAGATCTTTTTGCTCAGGCAGCAAAGATTCTTTAAGAGTGCAACGCATTTCGCGCTTGTCGCCATTTACCTTTGTAAATGTAATGTTGCAGATTCCTTCTTTAAGGTCTGCAATAATTTGTTCTTTGTTGATTTCCATAATATAATTTCCTTTCATAATATATAATCTAACATGCGTTAGCTAAACTGTCAACTATTTATTGTTTTCAAATTTCATTAGCTCCAAGTCTTTTGCGAGCACATCAAAAGCTACTGATGCTACTTCCTGTAACGGATCGAGTCTCATATGAGTTAAAAACCTATCCATAAACAAAAATTCTTTTTCATTTTTTTGTGCTATAAGTAACGCTTCAAAGAATGTATGTATGTCATAAGGGTTTTCGTAAAAAACTCGTTCTTTTTTACCATCATGCGACTCTGGTTGTGCTCCCATGTCTTTGTTCTGATTTTTCATATAACTCTTTCTGGTAAATAGACTCTAGTACGTTATAAAATTGATTAATGTTTCCATTGTTGTGAATTCTGTGTGTACGTACTTTGAATTTATGAGGTAAGATATACTTGCTATTAATTATGGTATATTTATCTATTGCGTGTTCTGCTACAAGATTTCCATCAAAATAGCGGCGCGAGTCAGTTGAATAGTCACAACCTTCACGTGTTAGTTGAACTAAAATAAAATTATCAGTTCCAACTTTATTTATAACAGGGATAAGTTCATCAACAAAGCCGCCGTCGGAAATGGCGTAATTTTTTGCTAAGTCTATTTCGCCAGCTACTTGCTTACCGAAATAATCTAGACCTTGCTTAGGTTTGATGATTTTTTCTGAAACATAAATCATTGCTTCACGACACGACATGTGCCCAAGATCTATATGAGCAACTTCCTTTAAAGAACGATTTTCGTATCTTTCCATAAACCATGCATAATTGCATCCAAAATAATTGCATGTTTCTTTATACAATTGGTATTTAAAAGAAAGATGCTTCCATCCTTTACGGTGCTTGAAAAAATCAGCAGCGGCGTCTTTTCCTGATCTGGGAGGTCCATTAAAAAGTATAATCATGCAAAAGTATCTTCTACAATTGCGCTAACTTCGGCGCAAGCTTTCTCCCACTCACCAGGAGTCAGACCAGATAGAATAAACTCGCGATCTGCGTCTGATAGGTAAGGCATAATTTCTGAAATAGAACCAAAGCCGCCTTGGTACATCGCCCAATCCTGGGGATCTACTTCAATATTTCGCGAGCGTGTCTTGCCGCTATATGCTGACGTGCGATTGATAATCATAGTAATTCTCCATAGATTAGTTATATTATTAATAACAATATAAACTATTCTAGCAGTACTGTCAACCCCTTAACGTGATTTCTATGAATTTTTACTTGGATAATTCCGTTGTAGTAGTCGTCTCTTAAAAGAACGTTATGTTCAAATTGGTACTTGGCTTCTAGATAACCAAGTTCGCCCTTTTTGTGGCATAGTGTTAGTATTTCTCTGTGGAATTTTTCGGCGCCTTTTTCTTCGACCATCAGTTTTACTTCTTCTGATGATCCGTAATATGTTTTCCAATCGGACTCGACTATTTTAGTTCTACGTCGAGTTTTACCCTTTAAGGGTTTAAGGCGCCGTTTGGAAACAAGTAATTTTTTACCGACATACTTTTTGTCGTTTGTTTTATCTGTAATTAGGTAAACAAAACCTATGTAATCACCAATCATATCTGAGGTAAATTCTTTACCTTTGTAAAACCACATGCCAATCTCCATTTTATATAGAGATATTTATAAAGGTTCTACAACACTCTTAATGCAAACTGCCTGCGTGCCTTCTGGAAAATATCCAGGATGCCCAGAAAGAGATTGACCTAGTTGTGATCTTGCGTGAAAGCATTCAATCATAGTGTTATATGTCCAAAAGCCTTCTACAACGGGCTCGTCATAGTCGGCTGTTACGTTGAACATTATATTAATAAAAACTAAAGTCCAAAACTCGGTCATCGCCTCATGCTCGCGATATCTTTAGCATCTTCTTTTTTATCTGCAAAAATTGGCACCATATTTGATTTGTGCATAGTAGCGATGCCAATAAGTTGCCGCTCGCCGCTATATACCATGCGATCTCTGGCTGTACCATGACCAGCA